TTGAAGGATGTAGACATTGCTGTAGATTCTTCATTGGCAATTTCAACAATGCGTACATAATATTCATCAAGTGCTGTGTTGATCTTGTCTTGAGATACTTTTTGTTCGCCCAATAGAAGGATTCGTTTACGTGCTGAGTCTAGGGCTGCTGCTTCACCCGCAGTCATTTTTGAACGATTGTTCTCAATGAATTCGCTGATCTTTAGTGCTTCACTTTCAGCAGCAGTGAGCTTACGACGTAGCCCAAGTTCTTCTTCTTGAGTAGCAATGAATAGCTTTAACTTTTCAGTGAGCTTGTCATATTTCTTGTCAAAAGATTCTTCTGGAGACTTAGAGGTTTTAGCCTTTTTACCACTGTTATCTAACCAGTCTTGCAATTTCTTTTTATGCTCAAACTCCTGTAGAACTTGCTTCAGGTTTTCTTTATGAGCACCTTCACTGGCTTTTGCAATTTCTTGCTTTGTCTCCCAAATTTTCTTGTCTACATCCCCAAGTTTCTTACCAATAAAAACTTGTTCCTCAAGCCATTTGTTTTCCTTCTGAATCTCAAGCACTTGAGCACTTATTTTAGCAATAGATTCACCAGATGTAAAATCAGCTTTACGCAATGCAGCAATTCTGTATTGTTCTGCAAGTTCAGAAATAGCTTTCTGTTGTCTTTCAATAGCAGCATTTAACGGGATAATGTCGGTAATCTTATTAGCATGTTTCTTCTTTTCAATCAACTCAGTCAATTTATTGTTTTCTTGATTCATCTTTTCAAGACGCTCATCCATCAACATGTTATAAGCGTTGATTGCTTGACTGCCACTTAGCTTGTCAATTTCAGCAAGTTGATTAGCAAATTCCTTGCCTGATTCGCTTGTCTTTTTATAGCTATTGTACAAGTATGCAATGCCTGTTGTAATAGCAGCTAGTGCAATAATAACCGGATGGTTTGCAATAAATGTCAATGTTCCAGCGAGAACTCCTGTTGCACCCGCAGCAGTTGTTGCTGCTGTAGCAGTAATCCCAAGAGTCCTTGCTAAATTGGTATTCAACGCAATTGCGTTGACAGTAGCAATATTTGCTGCAACAAGGTTAGCAGTGTACAGTGTAATACCTGCAATCAAACTATACCCCAGAACTCCAGCTACAGTGCTGATATTATCACCAAGTCCTTTTATAGCACCAGCAAGTAACCCTGTTGTACCTGTAGCATTGTTTAGTTCACCAACATATTTAGTTAAGGAGTTCTTCAGATTAACAAAGGCACTTTCAACAGTATCAGGTACTGTTTTTGACATCTTAACAAGTTCTGCTTCATTCTTCTTCAATGCTTCAGTGATAACCTCAACGCTTAAACTACCTTCAGCACCCATTGCTTTGAGTTCACCACGAGTTTTATTAATCTCTTTACCAATCAAACGTAAAATGATTGGAGCGCCCTCTGCAATAGCATTAAATTCAGCGCCATTAAGACGCCCTGCTTGCATTGCCTGAGAGAATTGCAGCATTACAGATGCAGCTTCAGCCCCTGTTGCACCAGAGACTTTAAGTGCGGCACCCATTGCTGTTGTAATACTCATAGCATCTTTAGTTGTATACCCATACTCACTCATTGCAGGAATCAGACGAGAATACAATGTAATCATGTCATTCATCGGTACACGTAACTTCTGTGCGGTCTGGAATAGCTGTTCTTGTGCCATACCGGCAGCAACGGTTGAACCAAGCTGCATTTTCAGTTTAGCACCCATTAACGTCCATGAGTCTGCCATTCTGATTGCTTCACCAGCAAGATTCCCCATTGCAGCAGCCAACATCGTACCACCAAGCAAATTACGAATATGGTACAATTCCTTACCAAATGCTTGAAAGACATTCTGCCCTTTAGCAAGGGATTGATTCAGGCTTTCGACACCCTTAACAGCTTCCTTACTACCATCACCAATCTCTTTAATGTTTACAGTGACACCTTTACCAACACCCTTTCCAAGACCATCAGTAATTTTACGTAGTTCTTCTGACATCTTCTTGAATTCAGTGGTAGCTGCGGTAATTGAGTTTGTTGGAATTGCACCATTCATTGCAGAACGGAGATTGTTCATGTTGCTGATAATGGCTTGAACAGGAGCAGATACCTTACTCATACGATCCATTAGATTTTGGACGTATTTCTCTGCTGCTTCAGCACTCTTACCAAGTCCATCCAAGGATTTAGATGTTGTATCAATCCCCTTAGATTCAACCTTAACAACTAATGTAGATACGTCCATTGCCATAATGTTACCTCATTCTACCTTTTAATTTCTCTTGTTCTTCAAATCTAGTTCTAAACACTGCCTCAAATGCTGTATTTAGTTTTTCTTTAGTTACAGCTTTCTTATCTCTATAAGGAGGGGCACACTCCTTACCATTTGCTCTATTAAATTCTGAAGCATAAACATCTGACATTTTCTTTATCAAGATGCACTCCCAAGGCTCAAGAAAAAGCCCTGTTGTAGCAAGCCAGCTATGAATCTCAGACCATTTTAGCCCTTCAATCCCATAGCCGTTGCTTCCAACAGGGCCAGCTTCATGTAGCAGGTTGACAAGATATTCACCACCTCTAATCTCTGGAGTAATTAACTCTAAAGATTCTGGGTCTTTCTCGGATATTCTTATAAACCTGCTACGCTTGTCTTTATTTTCTTTCTTGCTTGTATCATTAGGGCAACTAGACAACCATGCTAATTGCCTCGCATGAAGTAATAACTTGGGAGTTATTTCGGTAAAAAATTCTCTAGCTCACCTTGGGCTTCTGCAATCTGGTTACGTAGCCACTCAAGGTTTGCATCACTCAAGAATTCAACCCATTGCTCTTTAGTCTTGACAATCTCACCATTGTACTCTAGGTTACCAGAGCTACCTGCAATGGCAGACGACAACAGTTCAATGGACTCTGCCCGTAGTTGTTCTGGAGTCATTTGTTTACGACCGCGCTTTAGGGCACGCGCCTGTAGTGCATTAACAGCATTACGGTATTGCATACTTCCGGGGCCATGTAGATCAACTGTTACTTTATTACCCTTCTCGTCTACCAAAGGTAGTTCGGTCATAGGGTCTAGAATTTCAACAGTGGATACATCTTTGGTTGCTAGTTTATTGAAGTTAAATGCCATGATATTTGTTCCTTATGTTTTGTCGGTATTGTTAGAGTGTTAATGAGGGGCCGAAGCCCCTCTTGTTTGTTACGCCTCGAAGATTGTGCCGTCAATCTCTAGGTCACAAGCGATGGAGGTAATATCGTCTACACCACCAACACTGATGTCGAAACTAAACACTTGTGCTGTAAAATAGAAAGTGGTATTATCTTGCATGGTTACACGGATACTATAACTGTCGTCACTATCCGATGCTGTACGCAATAGAATCTGGCCCGGATCAGCATTATCGTAAGCTGCTTCTAGGTTGATAGTACCATTATCGTAAGAGCCTTTACGCTTAATGGTCTGACGATTAGCCAGAGGATTGTGAGTAACAGTATTGAATTTTTTACCGAAACTACCAATGTTGGTTACTTCACCAATTGGGGAGTACGATACAGCCTGCAGACCAACTAAGGTATTTGTTGCAGGAGCAAGACCGATAGCAATCGAGCTACCAGCAGAAGTCATTGAAGCCATTATGTTTCCTTGTTATTTGTTTGTTAGCCAACTAGCGAAGCAAAACCACCAGTGCCACCAGTTACAGCGACAGCACCTTGTAAGAAGGCACTAATCTTATCCAGATTTACACACTTCATAGCACCAGCAGGTACATTGATTGTGTAACCAGTTGATACATCAAGAGTCTGACCGTAACCATTTGGGGTAATAGTTGTACTACCGGCACCATCAATCACCACGTTGATTGCACTACCTGTTGGATTTCGCACAGTCAGACGTTGATTTGTTCCGGGTGCATATGTTAAAGTATCAGATGCTGTAAGAGTGGTTTCAGTTACAGTAAAAGCACCAATCTTGTCTGCAATAGATGTTTGAGTAATAGTTGCCATTTATAAATCCTTGTTTATTGTGTTTGAGTTTCACGTCTATAAGGCCAAGAGATTGCTAATACTCTGTATCCTGCATTATCTGGCCCTTGACTCATACTACCAACTCGTTCTATACTGGTATCTCCAAATTTAGGGATAACAGGGAACAAGTTAATTAATTGTTGTGCAACATATTCTTGATAACCAGCACCTTTACCATCTGGACTCCAGATATTAACTTGCCAGTAACCTTGTTCACGGTAACGAATACCATCAACTGTTGCATTCTTTGGGTATGATGGAAGAACAAATGGTTGTAACCATGTGCTATCATCTGTTGGTTTTGTGAAGGGTCTACCTTCCCAAGCAACCTTCATTGGAGGGCTTTGAGAAGATGCCCAATTCTTTAATCTTGTTTCTAAGTCTGATCTAACAGACATCTTATCTCTCCGTTAGATGTTATTTGTATTTAGATGAGATTTCTATCAGGCTATCACGAATCATATAATATGGTGGGCTACCTCTCCATCTTGGTTCTTCCCAACCCCCATACTCAGCACGCCAAGCATAATCAGTAGAATTGCTAAAAGATACAAAATTATCTTTAGTGAAGATACCACGTTGAATCACACCATCAATTCGTCTATGAGCACCTTCTTTGTTCGGCCCCGGACGTTGTTGTACTTTAATGGTAATTCCAGACACAGCAGGTTGCCAATTATTTACCAATTGGCCCGGAGAATCATCCCCGTCAATCTCTCTACCAACTGGAGTCTTGTCAACAATCAAGTGGAATAAGTCGTGAGCTAAATTAACAGTTTGCCAATCAACCTTGTTCTTCGTATTCTTAATTGATTTAGCAATTTTTTCAGAGAATGAGAATTTACTTGCTGACATATCAATCTTTCTATTAAAGTATTATACGATAAGAACCTTGATTGTCAATAGAAGCGAGACAATCCTGCATTATAGCAAATTAGTATTCTGCCACTACTATCTGTTGGTAACAGGAAAACTCTGAGTAGACAAAGCCCTTAGTTGTACCCTTTATTTTGACAACTCAGAACAATTGTTCTACTATCTGTTCTACCAGCACTTGTTGTAATGGTATTGGTCAAATAATAAATCTTGTTTACAACACCACCATTGACAAACACTGAAGTAACACCAGATTGGTTTTGTTCATTGTTCAATGTCAAAGATGGTGCGATTGACCAAACAGATGTCAGGATTGTCTCCCCTTGTTGAAGCCACTCTGTCCAGTTAAAGGCATAATCAAGAATTGCTCCGGGGGCGTGAACAATCTCATATAATCCATCTGGGCGTATTTTGATGTTTGT